GTTGGTGGGCAGATAGATCAGCCGCTTCTGCGATGCCAGTATCTTTACCCGTTTGTTCAGGGACGGGCACATCCGTACCATGTCGGCGGCGACCTCGAACACGATAGAGGCCTGCTGCCGGTCTGCAGCGCAGCCGTACACCTCCGCCCGTTCTTCCCCATCACCACAGCACAACAAAAGTGCGACTGCCGCGGCCAGTTCCGATTTCCCCTGTTTCTTGGGAATCTCAACATAAGCCGTGTTGAACTGCCGGTAGCCATTCGGTTTTAAGATACCGAACAGGTCACGGATGATTCGTTCTTGCCAGTCTATCAGCTCGAAGGGTTTTCCGGCCCACGTTCCTTTGGTATGTTTCAGGCACTGGATAAAGTTCACAGCGAAATCCGCATGTTCCTTGCTGTATTTCGAGTCCTTCGCTTTGAACTTCGTCGGCTTGTACCCTCTTAACTTCCGCAACGCAATCACCTCCCTAACTAAAAAAGGACCTTCCTTTTTGGAAAGTCCCTTTTATAGAATTTTTACAGCAGGTCGACCAGAATCTCCAGTTCGTGTTCCAGCCTTTCTACTTCCTGCCGGATGCATGTAGACCGGAACATGTTCTTGCACTCCCGGCCTTCCTTCTTCAGCCTGCGGATCTCGTTCTTCCGCTGCAGGATGATCCGTTCCGCGTTATCCTCGCCTTCCATCACTTTGATATAGTCTTTCCTGAACCGCGTCTTCGCGTCCTCCTCCCGGCTCTTTGCGTCGCCGTGCAGGATGAAGTTCACATATTCTTCCCGGTTCTCTTCGATGAAAATCACCATTTCAAATAGGTGCATATCCAATCCGATGCGCTGCACCATGTGAGTGTCGAGCATGTTGGTCTTGCCCGATTCCCTTACAATCATAATCTGCTCCCGTACCTTATCTGTCATCACTGCACACCTCCCAGCCCATCAGAAGTTTCATGTACACGTTAGTGTACCGCTGTTTCTCGTTGCCGTCACTCCCAAACATCGCATCCAAAAAAAAGTCCATCGCCGCTTTCCGGCTGTCCCAGACCTGCTCCTCGCCGTAGCAGATCGTCTTGACCGTTTTTTCCGGCTTCAGTTTCTGCACCACATCCTCGCCGTACACAACGTTGAGGCCGGAACCGTTATCCCATTTCATCAGGAGGTTTCCGATATCGTCCACCCCGATGACCGTGCCTTTGGTGCCCGGAGGCGGGGCCTGCCGGTCATCCATGCTGACCAGCTCGACCCGCGTCCCATTAGGAAACTCTCTTCTGATTTGCTTTACCAGTTCTTTTCTCGGAAATCTCATCTCAGGCCTCACTTTCCGCCTGTGCGGCTTCGTTGTCTTCCGTGGTGCGGAATGCGGAGGAACCTTCCAGCCTTTCTAAAAGGCGCTTGCGGGTTTCCTTGTATTCGGCCCCGATGAACCCCAGTCTCAGAAGGAAACACCGGAAGGCGTATTTGTCATTCGGTACTTCCTTCTCTTTCGCGGTGACCCGCTTTGCGTTTTTGGCCATCCGGCAAATCGCTGTGATGAAATGCATGGTCGTCATGCTCTCCCCGCTTCCGAGGGGCCGCTTGTACCAAGGGAAGGCTATCCGTTCTTCCGTGAGTACCACCGTGGGGTCTTCGCAATCCAGCGCCTTTTTGATCAGGCCGGCTTTGCTGGCGATGATCTTTTCGAGGTTCTCGATCTGGCTTTCCGTGAAGTCTGCTCTCGGCATCGTCAGGGTCCAGCTGCTTGTGGTCATCTCTTCCTCTGCTTGGGGTTCGGTTTCTTCGGTCTGGGGTTCTTCTTCCGCCGCTTCCGGCATCTCGATTTCCACCCCCTCTTCCCGGAGGGCTGCTACCAGGGTTCTCATCCCGGCTTCGTCTTCCGAGGTGATGCTGCCGTCGCGTTCCACCGTGAAGTTCCCGATCGTGTAGGTGAACTTCGGCGCTCCGTTGTAGGCGGCCTTCGTGCCTAAAATCTCTGCGATCAGGTTTACTAAGTTCTTTCTGTCTTTGCCCTGTGCGTTGGTGGTAATGTTCATTTTCTAATCCTCCGTTTTTTGTGTTTTTACCTTTCGGTACTGTATATATCACTCTGAACGCACATAAAGTCAAGTTATATTTTGTGATTATTTGATATATTTTTAATATTTATAAAAGAAATTACAGTAGATTTTCCTATCTCAGATTTTTGTAAAAGTCAAGTTATTTTTTAAAAAATTTTACATAAAAATTATCCGAAATCTGTATCTCTAATTCCGGAATAAGTCAAGTACTATTTTTAAATTTCTTAAAAAATAATTTAACTAAAAAAGGAGCCTTTCGGCTCCCTTGCTTTTTTCTTTTACCGGAGCATCGCCCACTCGATCGCGTGGCCTCCGTCTTCGAAAACCTCCTGGCTCATGGCTGTCAGGTTCAGCCGGCATTCGATGTGTCCCAGGCCGGTTTCTTCCGGGGTTTCGATGAACTCGTAAACCGCTGCGGTAAATCCCTTCATGGCCCGGTCGGTCACCAGAACCTTGTCGCCCATCCGCAGGACCGCGCCTTCGGCCGCCACCCTCATCATCAGGTGCTCCATCGTGGTGGTGTTCGGCAGGCGGTAATGCGCCTCTGTGTTTTCTGTAAAATCCCCAAACCGTCTGATTTTGTTTTCCATATTCCTTGCCTCCTGTGTGCGTATTCTTTGGTTAGTGTATATATCACTCTGAAGGCACATAAAGTCAAGTTATATTTTCAATATTTTTAAAGATTTTTGCACAGAAAAAGGGCCTTGCGGCCCTTCTTTCATCGTTCCTTATTCTTTTACCGCCGCGAACTGCGCATGGTTCAGTTCGTAAAACCAGCCCAGCACCGTGTAACCGTCCTTGTGGTAATGCGTCGGTTCCGTGTAACCTTGTTCCGCCGCCTCTTCCCGGCTTTCAAAAACCTCTTCAATCTTTACGCTGCAGAATCTTGGGGTGTAAACCCTGTCGCCTTTTTTCATGTTCGTGACCTCCGTTTTTGTGATTTTCCTTTCGGTACTGTATATATCACTCTGAAGGCACATAAAGTCAAGTACTATTTCATTGATTTTCTTGTTTTTTTATGTTACTATGATTATGGTGGATTCCACCCATCTTGGTTGATGGTTGCTCATTGGGCAATGATCTGTCTTTTGTTGAAAAGGACAGGCCATTGCCCTTTTATTTTTTTGTAAAGGAGTTGTTATTTATGGCAAATGTAAAAAATGTTTTTCTGGTCGATTATGAAAATGTTGGTGAGACAGGTTTAGAAGGTGCTGAAAAATTGACCGACAAAGATATTGTCTGCATCTTTACCAGTCAGCCTGGTGCGTCACTTTCCTTCAAAACTTTATCTTTGCTTAACCATATCGATTTGCGCTGTTTCGTTGTTCCTCAGTGCAAACAATCAGCGGATATGTGCATTTCTTCGTTTTTAGGTTATTTGATAAAAGAACACGAAGGTGCAAAGACTAATTTTGTGGTCATAAGCAAAGACAAGGACTTTGCGAGTATAATCAAATTCTGGTCTGATAACGGTCTTGGTTCTATTTCCCGCCGCGCCGTATTGTTTGAAAAGGCATCTTCAAACTCCGCGGCATGAAAGTACTGTGCCGAAGTAGTAAACCTACCCCAGCGCAGTATCTCAAATTACAGGAAAAGTCAAGCACTGTTTTCCGCAAAATACGCTATTCCGGCAAGAACGAAATACACATTCGGAAGCGCGACACCATTCCCCCACATCTTATATTCCGCAGAATCGGTATGAGGGTTCTTCAGCCATTTTATAATCTGGTTCCGGGTCCGTGCCTTTTTGGCAGTTCCCATCACCCGTCGGTGCGTTTCAAACACATCCATCCAGAACCGGATTTCCTCCTCGGTCGGATTCGGCGTTTCCAGTCCGGCACACCACCAGTCCGGAAATCCCTGGAGCCTGGCGCACTCCGTTGGCGTCAGCCTGCGGACAGCGTAATTATAATTGATGAATGGCGGGTCTTTGTAGTCCGTAGCCACCAGAGACCCGGTCTTCTCTTCCACCGCCCGCGTGAAGTGTGAATTCTTACTTGCACAATAGGTTACTACAGCAATACCGCCCTGGTTGCTTCCGGGCATGTTCCCACCACTGTCCACTGTCCTGCAGGTGTCGCTTTCATAAGCATGGTTACGCATATTCTGCGTCCCGTCAGAGGACTGCCGCACATCAAAGGTCTTCACGGTCTCCACCACGGCGATGCCGCCCTGGTTCGCAGATGGGTTCCCGCCGTTTGCATCCAATGTCCGGGCGGTCTCTGCCTTGTATATCCCGGCATGAGGATTTGCGGATTTCATCCCTTCGCTGTCCTTGGAACCGATACCGAATGTTTCCCGTTCCACCACGAAAGGCTGATTGTTCCCGCCAGTCCCATAAGTGGAAAGCACGGTAGGCGCTTTTTCCACAGGACCGGTATAACGGGTATCCTGACTGTGGTTCTCGTACACTGTGGCAGGCACATTCCCTGCCCGGAGCGTCGGTGCCTTTTCTTCCTCATAGCCGATGTTCCCGGCTTTCGCCGAGTGTTCCGTGCAGAACCCGGCCGAGGACATTACCAACGGTGGGTGATGCGCTTCTGCCCGGAGTGTCGCCGTGGTCTCATGGGTCACATCCATGCGGTTGCCACCCTGGTCGTTCAGGCAGAGAGCCCCGCCTGCCTCTCCAGCGCAGCCTTCAACACGGCAGGCAGTTCTTTGCCACGTGCGGAAGCCCTCTGCAGAATACCCAGACACGCCTTCCGACTCAAATAATATTTTTCCGGCACACTGGCCAGTAAGATGTCCGACAAGATAGATACGTTTTCTTCTCTGGGGTACGCCCCAAGTGTCTGCGTCAAAGACGCGCCAGGCCACGGAGAACCCTTCACCCATGATGAGGCCTGCCGGCTGCCAGCCCGCAGATCCAGGTACTGAAACCGTATCATCGCAGATGCGGACGATTTCTTCGAGGACTTTTTGGAAGTCTTCTCCGGCATGGCTGGAAAAGGCTCCGGGTACATTTTCCCAAACAATGAACCTTGGATACCTTCCATTGGTTTTCTCCCTCATTTCTTTAATGATACGGACGGCCTGATGGAACAAGCCTGATTGGCTGCCTTCGAGCCCGGCGCGCTTTCCCGCAATGGAAAGGTCTGTACAGGGACTGCCGAAGGTAATGATGTCCACCGGCTCAAGCTCACCGCCATCCAGTTTATTTACGTCACCATAGTGTTTGACTTGTGGCAGGCGCCTGGTCGTCACCCTAATCGGGAACGGTTCAATCTCGCTTTGCCACACAGGCTTGATACCCGCCAGGATACCTCCAAGCGGGAATCCTCCACTCCCGTCAAACAGACTCCCCAGCGTCAGTTTTTCCATCTGCTGCCTCCAGTTCTTCATACTTGTATGTAATGCCGTCCCGGACGAGTTCTACATCTTTGGAACTGCCGACCTGTTCGATGTAACGTTTCACTATCACATCGCAGAATTTTTCGTCCAGTTCGATAGTGCAACAGATACGGTCGGTCTGCTCACAAGCGATGAGCGTGGAACCGCTGCCGCCAAAGGGATCCAGAATGATGCAGTTCGCCATGCTGGAATTCAGAATCGGATAGGCCAGTAATGGCACCGGTTTCATAGTAGGATGTACGGCGTTCTTCTTCGGCTTGTCAAATTCCCAGATTGTGCTTTCCTTCCTGCCTGTGTACCATTCATGCTTGCCAGCTTTCTTCCATCCGAACAGGATGGGTTCATGCTGCCACTGATATGGCGAACGCCCCAGCACCAGGGATTGCTTCTTCCAGATGCAGGTGCCGGAAAGATAAAAGCCGGCATCAGAAAAGGCTTTCCTGAAATTCAAGCCCTCTGTGTCGGCGTGGAAAACATAAATGGATGCGTTATCCGTCATGTTCTCTTCCATCAGTTTGAACGCGGCCAGGAGGAAATTGTAAAAATCATCGTTGGCCATGTTATCATTTTTGATTTTCCCGGCTGTTCCTTCGTAGTTCACGTTGTACGGCGGGTCCGTCACTACCAGGTTTGCCCGGTTCCCGCCCATCAGAAGGTCATAGGATTCCTCATCCGTGCTATCCCCGCAGTACAGTCTGTGCCTGCCCAGCTTCCAAAGGTCTCCCTTCTTCGTCATGCACGGCTTCTTGAGTTCTGCGTCCACATCGAAGTCATCATCCTTGATCTTGCCGTTCACATCATCCCGGAAAAGGTCTTCAAGCTCCGCCGCCTCAAAACCGGTCAGCGACACATCAAAGTCCGTTGCCTGCAGGTCGTAGATAAGGGCCTGCAACTTTCCCTTGTCCCAATCGCCGCTGATCTTGTTCAGCGCCACGTTCAGCGCCTTTTCCTTTTCCGTATCAAAGTCGACTACCACACAGTCCAGTTCGGTGATGCCCAGCTCCTTCAGTACCTTCCAGCGCTGGTGACCGCCAATGATGTTCCCCGTCTGCTTGTTCCAGATAACCGGCTCCACATAGCCGAACTCCTGGATACTGCGTTTCAGCTTTTCGTACTCCGGGTCTCCCGGCTTCAAATCTTTACGCGGGTTATAGTCTGCGGGGATCAATTCATCCAACTGCTTCTTCAAGATTTCCATCCTGCCTCCTTCTCGGCAGGAATGGCACCCGCCGACTAATATGTAATAGTTTTTATGCGTAATCCAAACTTTTCTGCAAGCTGGATCATCGATGCCGTTCCCCGGCTTTTCCCGTCCCAAAAGGCAACGAGCATCCCGTCACCCGCCGAGGCGTACTCCGCCATCTGCCTGTTCCGGATAGGGCCTGCGGCCTTTCCGTATTTCAGCCAGTCAGCGGGAAAGCGTTTCACCGGGATCCCATGTGTTTTTGCGTACCGCTCGCCCAGGGCATCTGCCCCGCGGCAGCAGCCCGACACGATGACAGTTTCTGAATTTGTGTATCTTTCAAGAACAGCATCCAGCGTTTCCGACAGAAGTGCGTAATCTGTGAAATCCCGTCCTCCCGCCACGATGATCCTGTTCCTGGTTTTACCGGATGATGTAGTCATGTGCATGCCCTCCTTTCCCTGGGTCAGACACATATTCCCGTACAATCCGATAAATAGCAAGTCAATTGTGAAGTATACTTTCAACTCACTGGTTCCGTATGGCCACGACCACAAACACCGTGTGCCCCTTTTCCAAAAGCAGCCGGCGCGTCTCCCGGATGGTGATGCCCGTCGTGATGATGTCATCGTACAGGATGACGTTCGGTTCTCTGGGGTCAAGGTTCAGCTCGAACTCCGGCTCGATGCGGCTCCGGTTTTTCGTCAGAACCACATCCTCATAGAACGGAATACCCAGCTCTTCTTCCGTCATCCGGCAGATTTCGGTAGCAAAATGGAATCCATCCTGATGCCGCCTGCGGGGAGTGGTGCAGATGCACCAGCCGTTCCGGGCAAGGTTGTCACTCAGGCTGCGTTCCAGGTAGTCCGCCAGGTTGAGGGCGAACGGCCTCACCGCGTTGCGGTCGGCCTTGATCTCTTCCAACGGTCTCCCCTTCTTCCCCGTCGCAAAGAACGTGGTATAAAAAAAGCCGGTTTTTTCCCGCGTCACTATGTGTTGTTTCATATCACACAGTTTTGCGGAAACTTTCCAGCTTTCCCGTCTCGTGTATTCATTTGGATCGTTAAAACCGAACTGGCCCATGTCGATGCCGATATCATCCATCTCCGCCGCCAGGAGGTCGTTCAGCCACAGGGAATCTTCCCCGACCTTGTTGTCTGCCAGCCGGTACGCCTTCGCCTGTTCGGGCGTCAGGTTCCTCGCGTAGATGACCGGAACTGTCGGAAGGCCCAGCTTCCTCGCCGCCCGGTAGCGTGTGTGGCCGGCAAGGATGATGCCTTTGTCGTCACATACGATGGGCTGGAGGAAACCGAACTCCCGGATGCTTTCTGCCACCTTATCCACAGATCGGGTATTGTCCCTGGGATTGTTCCCATACGGATGTATCGTCCCTATTGGCACCTGTTGCATCTGCTGTGCCATGTATGTACCTCTCTTTGTTCATTCCGCAAAAGTCGCTGCAGTCCTTTTTCGGCGCCAGCCACATCCCCATGGACGGCTTGGCCTTTCAGCGTCCGGTACTGCTGCGGAGTCAAAAACCTTCTGCACAGCTTCAGTTGCCGTAACAGTTCATACAGATTCATCCCATCCGCCCCTTCCTGGCCATGAGCAGTTTTTCCATCAGGTCATCCTGGGGAGTCTCGCCGCCATACTCGCTGGAACAGTTCTCTTTCACGATTTGGAAGATTTCCATCCAGAGCCGGTTGGTCTGGGTCATATAGTTCTGCCCCATCGCCACATACGGGCTCTGCATGGCGTTCCCGGTCGTCGGGTGCTTTGCGAGAAAACCATACTCCGTCACGGCCTCTTCGCATTGAATCCAACGGGCCGCGCTCATCGCGTACCGTTCCAAAACCTGCGGTGAAATTAAAGAAGAGCAGCCCCGTTCATGGAGCCACTCCCACGTCTTCTTGTATATCTCCGCCGCTTCCAGCGTCTTTCCGTCTTTCTGTACCGCCGACAGCATCTCGGAAGGTTTCGGCATCTCCTGCCCTTCCAGTTCGGCGGCGTTGTCAAATTGAATCACCGTGATGTTCCGCTTGCCCGGATTGCCTTCCATGATTTTGTCTGCCAGCGGCTTTTTCTTCGCCCCGGCGCCCGGCCGGGCTCCACCACGGTTCGTCCCGTCCTTCGCCATTTTCTATATCTCCTTTTCTCCGGGGCCTATTACCCCGTTTGAATCCGCGTTTTTTTGCGTAAGGCCCCCCGCCCGGTCTGATTTTGGGCCTTCCTGGAGGTCAGGAACCCCCCTGGGCGCGTTTAAATCGTCCGGCCTATACCCGGGTAAGGCCCCGTTAAGGTTGGGGCCTTCCCGGTTCCTTAACGATAGGGGTCGCAAACCGGTCGCCCGTCTCAACGCTTATCCTGCTGTGGCACGGCTTGCAGAGCGCCATAAGGTTCTTCTCGTCATGGGTCCCGCCGTGACGCAGAGGCAGGATGTGGTGTACTTCCGTCGCCTTGGTCAGCCTGCCTTCCTGTCTGCATCGTTCGCAGAGAGGATGAAGTTCCAGGAACCGGGTGCGGATCTTCTTCCACTCACCGCTCGCGTACATCCTCCGGGCCGCCTTGTCTCGGCTGTACCTGTCGTACTGTCTGTCCGCCAGCTTCTTGTGTTCCTCGCAGTACCGTCCCTCCGTCAGCCGGGGACAGCCTGGGTAGCTGCACGGTCTCTTGGGTTTCCTTGGCATCCCCGTCACCTCCAGGGCATAGAAAAACCCCCGGGCGCTTCTGCTACCGAGGGTTCCATGTTCTCATTTGTTTCCACCTTAACGATATCACAAGTCAAGAGTGAAATCAACGTGAAAAATAGTGAAAAAGTGTGCAATTCATCAAAAACTTTTGTAACATTTTTTGCACTACCGCTATTTTTATCAATTTTTTTCTGCCCGGCTAAAAGGTCCGCCGTTTTCATCCTGTCCGGAAAAGAACGACCCATCAAAAATTCCCCGCGTCCATCCCATCCCGGAAAACTGTCAGTGATTGTCAGAAGAAAAAGTGCCGCAAACCCAGTAACCACGGGCTTATGTCACCCTTTGACAGTTCTATCCTTAACTTTTACTATAGGGATTTTTTATTTTTCCCCTATAAAAGTTAAGGGTAAGAGTGTCAGTAAGTGACATACTATATATTCAAACGCAGACGGCTACTGGCTTAGAGGCACTTTCCAAAAAAGCCTACCCTGTCATATTTTATGCCACTCGTTTCAGCCATTTTTGCAGAATGGTATCTTCCTACGTTGTTTTCAACGTGGTACGTTTCCGAATGTCATGGCGAATTTTGGCATGTTGTTTTCAACATGGTACGTTGTCCTATGTTACCCGGTGTTATTTTCAACGTACAGATGTTGAAGGCAACAAGGGCCACGTTCAAAAATAACGATGATTGTATTACCCTGGATTCCTCTGTGAATCCCATATACTGTTACATTTTCTCGCCGGATATGACGTCTTTCCGCAGTCAGATTTCACGTTGTTTTCAACATGCGCATGTTGCCTATGTTCACCCGGTTTTTGACCACGTTACTCCCAACATACTACGTTGAGTGATGTTAGCCGGAAATACGCCACGTTGCGCCTGCTCTTCCCAGCTTAGTGACCGATTCCCAGCTTACTGCCACTTTTGCCACCTTAGTCCAAAAT